CAGCCTCAGCAGATGAATCTTGGTTTCGACGGACGGCAATATTGCTGTTTGGAGCAGATGCTGAATCGGACGTGATTTGAAAACCTGCGGCAGCGTTAAAGGCAGTTGTCGCGCCAGAAATAATCTGCCCAGCACTGTTTATGACTAACGGCGTAGCGTCAGGATTCGCCGAGTCCTCAACCACCAGCGCATTCCCACTGCCTTCCTGCGTGATGCGCACGGCATCCGTGGTGTCGTTGTGGGCGACTGTAAGTCTTGCGGTGGGTGACGTTGTGTTGATTCCTACGTTGCCTGCGCTAGTGACGCGCATACGTTCAATAGGCTGTCCAGCATGGCCCGCTGGCCTTGTGTCAATCCTCACGGCAGCGGGAACGCAGCCAGTTGTAACCGATCCGTCTGTTTGCGAAAGGATTCGCGCTCCAAGTATGTCTGAAGATCCGTCGTATCCAAAAAATTGAAACACTCCCAAGCTGTCTGTGCCAGCTACCGCGCCCCTTGATGCAGCGGTTCCTCGGCTGCGACTTATTGCAACTGCCGCATTTGCAGTGTCATTGCACCGGCGCACAAATATGTTGGCGTTTGGGGCCGTATTAGAGTCGGACGTTATTTGAAGTCCAGAATCGGGAGTAAGCGCCGTAGTTGCTCCAGAGATAATTTGACCAGAGCTATTGACCACCAACGGCGTCGAGTCAGGGTTTGCAGAGTCTTCGACTACCAGCGCATTGCCAGCGCCCTCTTGAGTGATCCGCAGCGCATCCGTTGAAGTGTTGCCGGTGATAACACTGCCCGCACCGGCAGTAAGCGCCTGCGATCCAAAGTTGGGATCAACCTTCGTCCCAGCAATCGCCGCATCGCTCTTGATGTCAGCGTTGACGATGTCCTTGACGTTGCGAGCCGCGTTGAGTTTGGTCGGTGTGACGGTGTCGCCGGACGTGAATGTGTAGTCGAATGATGCCATAGGTTAAGCTGCGTTTCTGGTTTCGGTCGGAGGCTGGCTCTTGGGGCTGGCCTCAATGCTGGCGGATCTGATTTCCGGCCGCCCACCGGATGTTTCGTAAATCACTTCAGCGCTATGCGCCTTGTAGCGCACCGGCGTCTTCATGTTGTAGTCCTCGGCACTGGTTGCGCTATTGGTCAGCGTGCCCACCGTTGCTTCCGTGTCAGGATTGATCGTGCTGATCTTGGTCGTGACGCTGGCGCCAGCCGGAATAACGACATCGGCGATGGCGCGGAGGAACCGCTTGCTGTGCATGTCGCCGAAGTCGTAGCGGCGGGTCTTGATGCTGCCGACCACTGGGCTGGTGCCGCCGTTGACAGCATTGTCGTCGGTGGCGGCGGTGACTTCTTCCAAAAGGTAAAGGTTGCCCGCGCGCGGGATGCTGAAGACGCGGCGGTTGTTGCTGTGGGTGGCAACGAGGATCTGGTTGACCGAGGCGCTGGACGGATAAGTGTCGCGGTATTCCCATGAGTCGGTCAGCGCATTCCACGCAATGACGAGCTGGTTGCCGTCGAGCGGTTCGGCACTTGTCGGAAGCGCAATGAGGTAGCGGTTGGCGTGCCATACGCCGAAGGCGGATTTCTCCACGCGGGACTGCACCACTTGGCCAAACAAGTCGGCGATAGGCTCTGACAGCGGCTTGGTGTCGCCGCGAAGTTTCAAGTCAAGGCGGCTGTCGAGGCGGTAGATCCCTGCGTCAGACAGGAAGAAGACAAAACTGCCTGCGGTGACAATGGTGTTGCGGGCGCTGCATCCGATCTCGTTTGTGAGCATCGTGAGTTGTGACACCGGAGTGTCCACCGAGAAGGCGCTGCCATCTGTGGACGACACTTGGCCGAGGGTGGCGAGCCAGATGGACTTCCTACAGAAGACGAGTGCTTGCCCCTCAATCCATGGATGCACTGCAACAATGCGGTCGTCGCCGCCCGCTCCTGCGCGGAAGCTGTTCCAAAATGGGTCGTATAAGTCGGAGTCCAAAACGTCGCTGATGCCCACCGTGTCGCGGGTCTTGGCGATCCATAGCCGATTGTTATGGTAACTCGCCCAGCCGACACTCGGCATGCGGGTGTAGGTGACGCCTTCGCTTGGCACACCTGCGGTGGCGCGGACGAAGTTGCCAGCGCCGCCGTCCCAATAGATTGGGGGCTTCACGCGGCGAACCTTGATGCCTGCGGCAGCGTGGGTTGCAGTGCCGCTTGGAACGGTAATCGTGAAAGAGTCTGTAGCGACACCTGTAACGTCGTATTCGTGGCCGTCGAACGCGGGCGTTGTGCTGCCTTCGATGCGGACGCGGGCGCCTTCGGGGTAGCCGTGGGCGGTGACGTTAATGGTGGCCGTGGTGGTGCTGACCGTTATGCCGGAAGCGGTCGTGAGCTTTTGCTCCCAGCCGGTGACGGCGCGGTCGGCTTCGCGGAGGATGTAGAGACGGTCAAAGGCTTGGACAACGCTGACGGTGTCTGTGCCTTCGATCTTTTCTGCGGGACTGGTCGGGTAAGTCTTGACCACCGGAGATTGTCCCTGCCGGTAAAGCGTGGCGCTATCCGATCCGGCGAGGACAATGTATTCGTTCGCGTTGTCGTAGTTTTGCGAGGCGAAGACACCGGCCGCGTAGAGTCCGCCCTCGTAGCTGTCGCGCACTTCGGGGCCGTTGTTGGCGATAATGGTTCCGGTGGCCGGTGTCGCGGGACTGCCGCTGACGGTGTAGGTGAAAGTATTGGCGTCCGTCACAGTGACGATGAAGTCGCCGTTGTAGTCGGTCTGATCGGCGCCGCGAATGTTGATCTGGTCGCCTGTGGTGAAGCCGTGGGCGGTCGCCGTGACTGTGGCCGTGGTTGAGGCGCGGGTGATTGAGGTGACGGCCTTGTCGGTGCCGAGCGTGAAATCCAATGTCAGCGGGGCGCCGGTCGTGCCGATGGTGTCGGTGAGGCGTTTGCTGCCTTTGCGGGTCTGTGCGACTCCGCGATCCAAGCGCATGTTCACGCTGTCTTGCAGCATGCCCGCCGGAAGCGTGAGAGGGTTGAGACGCGAGGCAAAGCCGAGGAATCCGGCGTCGCCATCGCGTTGGACTGGACTTTCTAATGCCATTAGGCAGCGTCCTTCCGGCTGGTCAGGACGTAGCTGACGGTTTTGGCGTTGTTGCGTTTCATCTCGGACTCGACGAGCGCAATGAAGGCGGGCCATTGCGCGGGCGGCAGGGTTTGGCAGCCTTCGCTGTTGGTGCGGGTGATTCCGCCGCGATGGATATTGATGCCGAAGAAGCCGGTCTCCTCCTTGCCGCCGTCGCGCTGGACGGTGACTGCATCGCCTTGCACCAAAGCCTTGTAAGGGTTGCCGCTCCGAATGCCGTGCTTGCCCAGTCGGTATCGGTAGACACCTGACTTGAGGGATGCGTAGCCTTTGCCGACCTTGGGATTCTTTCCGCTGCGGGCCGGATCGACGTTGGCGTTGAAGGCGGCGTGGACATTGGGCGAAACAAGGATGATGGCGTCGTCGTAGATGCCTCGGTCGTTCTTGCCAGTCGCGCCCATGCTGTCGCGGTAGTAGCCACGAATGCCGACCAAGCACACCGGATCGCTGACGTTGGCAGCCTTGAGCTGCTTCAGCGTCTCGTCGCGCTTTTGTTGTGGTCGGCTCTTGGGGATCACTTGGATGGCTCTTTGACAGTCTTCGCGTCGAACGTGACGGTGGCCTGCTGCTTAATGAAGTCGTAGCCAAGCGTGACGCACCCAGCCGCAAGAGCAGCCCAGCTCGCGGCGAGGATCGCAACTGCAACTAGTTTTGTGACGCGGGCGTGGCTCATGGATTCAGAGGCGGGCGTTGTTGTCCTTCGCCATGACCAAGCCCCAACCGGCGAGTAGACTTGCGCCGACGAGGCCGAGGTCAGGGATTGTGCCGCTGGCCAGAAATTCGCGTCCGGCCGTGGACAAGCTGGCGATGATAGTGAGTGCTCCGAGCAGGTTCGTTTTCCAGTTTCTCATTTGTTTAGTTCTTTCTGTTTCTTTCTGATGTCGTGAAGGACGCTGATGAGCGTGGCCAGTCCGACCAAAATTCCTATAATAAGTCCGCCTATACGGAGGGTTGCTTCAAGGTGGGGTAACATTGAAAAGATGGACGATCCGATGCTGGTCGCGGTGCCGATGACGCCCTTCTCGGTCGTTGTGAAATGGTGATGGAAGTGCGTGATGCTCATAAGTCTCTTAGTCTTTTAGTCTCTTGGTCTCTCAAAGCCACACCCTCCGCTGCTGTGTCGGCGTGACCGCGTAGTCTGCCGCCGGATCAGGCCGGTCGTCGGTCACGCGGAGGTTGAGGTGCCAGCCGTCGAGGACGGTCTCTTCGTTGGTGAGCATACCCACCGCATCCAGAGCATAGCCTTCGCCGCTGGTCTTCCAGCCGGTCGCGGCATCGTAGTAATCGGCCAGTGCGTTTTGGGCCGTCTGCTCGTCGGGGAATTTGTAGAGGTAGTCCTTCATGTTACGTCGTGAGCTGTTGCAGCAGCGTGTTGCTCAAGCGGCGGGGCCAGTAGGCGATCTTGCGGATGTGGCCGTTGAGCTGACGGTCAACGGTTGTCGTGCTGCGCGTTGCGCCGATTGCCATTGAGTCGATGCCGGTAGGAGTTCCCGTCACAGCGGCCTGCGCCTCCAAGACGCCATTTTGTGCGGCTATTATCGATGTCGATGAATATCCGCCAGACAGCCTGTATATTGTTCCCGCCACGTTGCCCGCTGCTGGCCCGCTTGCAACAGACGTGCCGTTCGTGCTGATTATTCGGTGAAGTGCTGGATTGCCGTATCCGGTTTCAAGGTTTAGGAAGTTAACAAACAAATCAGCAGCGTTTGTAAAAGATAGAAAGCGACCTTGGGCAACGACTTGATTCCTGCTGAACTCCGCAAACAACGTCCCTTCGCTCTGATTATAGAAGCTGGAGATCGGCGTGACGACCGCACTGTCCGCGGCGCGGGTGGCGGCGGCGGATGTCGTCGGGATGTAGCTGGTGGCGAAGGCGCCTTGCTCAAGCTGCGGGGCGGCTATGCGGAGGGTTAGGTCGATGGGGTTGCCGTTGGTGTAGGTGGCAATAATGTGCGGCCTTACTCGCGTGGCTCCGGCTGGCACTTCGCCGCTATGTTGAAATCTTTGAAGCGATGATGTTGGCGTAATTGCCGCCGCCTGCGTGAATCCCACAAATACGTTTGAGTCATTGTAATACCACTGCTGTATCCTTACAGATGCGATGTTTGTCAAAGACCCGCCAGAGAGTTTGCAATATAATGAAGTCGTCCAAGTTTGCCCCGCCACGCCAACGACCTGAAGATTCCCCTCAAAGACAACATACACTTGATCGTTCGTTGTCGGGGTGCCGCTGAACTTAAAGTCAACATACGACAAGCCTGCTTCTGTGCCAGTTCCCACAATCTCCCTTGCCAACGACGTTGAACTGGCTACGGATGTTGACCAATTTGTCGGAGCCGTGCCAGGTGTTCCCGTTGCAGCTCCACCAGCCTGCGAGTTGCGGATGCTGTTCGTCCGCGCCTCCTCGATGAGAAGCCCGCGTGACGCTCCGGTCGCGGGGTCGTGGTCGAAGCGGGGCGTGTCGTTGGCGGCGGTTTGCAGCGTGCCGCTCGCGTCGAAGAAGGTGGCGTTCGATGCCCGCGTGAAGGTGATCGCGGGGCCGACACCATGATCCAGCGTCTTCAGTCCGGCGAAGTCGCGGGAGAAGCTCGGCGCTGTCTGCAAAGCGCGTCTGGAAAATGGCAGCGGCATGGAGTCTTAGAGCGGGCTTTCGAGCTGGAGGCTCAGGCGCACGCGGATGTCGCTGGCGGCGGTGAAGGTCGGCGTGCCGCCGGTTGTGGCGGCGACGAAGAGGGTTTGCGCGGGCAGCTCGAAGGGCAGGACGAGGCCGCTGGTCTCGCCGTATTTGCAGCCGCCCAAGTCGGTGCCGGTGGTGACGGTGCAGGTGCCGAGGATCTCGGCGGCGTTGTCGTCGGAGATGCTGGGCGCCGAGTTGATCGTGCCAAGGCTGACGTTGCTGCGCAGGAAGTAGAGCGTGATGGTCTGCGAGGATTCATCGTCGCGGTCGATGATCGAGGCCGTGAGGATGGTTCCGCGTGCGGCGGCGGCCGTGTTGCTGCTCAGGCTGACGGCGGTGGTGTCGAAGAGGACATCACCGGCGGCATAGGCGCTGGTGTCTACGACTGGCGTGAACCGCACGATCTTGGTTCGGAAGTTTGTGAGGGAGACGTTAGGGTGCATAGGTTTTTAGTATTGGTTGACGCGGGCGGTCCACATGCTGGGTTGGCCCTGTTGGAAATAGTATTTGTCGCGCTGGGAGATCAGCTCGGACTCGGCCATCTGTTCCATGGCGAGTGCTTTGTCGGTCTGTCCGTCCTCTTGGAGCAAATCTGCACTCAGCATCAGACCGACTGCTTTTGCGATGACGGCGGGCACGGTCGCGGTGAGGTTGCTCGCGGAGTATTCGGTCGGGCGGATGCGGTAGTTGACCCAGACGCTAGTTGGCAGGTCGGTGTCTTCGGGGAAGCGAATGGCATCTCCGAGGAGCGTATAGCCAATGGCGCGGGGCGCGGCGTGGGTTGCAGGGTTGTCTCTTAAAACGCCAAAGACCTCTCCCATGGCGGTCTGTCCGCTCTGCTCGTAGTCGATGTAATAGCCGTTCGTCGCATCGCCCTGCACGGTGCGGCTTTCGACGCGCATGAGTTCCGGCCAATCTGCCCATTCCCAGCAGTCGGCGATGCGCTCGTTGGCGGCGGCGACCATCATGGTTCTTGCGCCGGATGGGATGGCGTCGATGGTGCTGGCGTCGTTGCCGACACGCTGCCACGCGCGGAGCAGGATAGATTGTAGAGTGACTGTGCGCATTAGCTGTTGAGTGCGTTCATGGCCGACTGCACGGCGGATTCAAAAGTGACGCTGGGATTCGGCCAGTCGTTTCGCGGCGCCGGATTGGCGGCGAACAATGCAAGAACCTGCTGCAAGTAGGCTTCGACGGCGTCCAGCTCGGCGCAGGTTTTGCCTGCGGCGGTGAGGGACTGGCGCAGATACAAAAGTGTGGGCTGGCGGTCGCCTGCGAGGCCGACACTGCGGAGGTGTTCTTCGGCGGTGACGGCGGGCGGCGGCGTGGGGATGAGAGTGCGGGTGGCGGCGTCCCAGATGAGGGTGCCGTTTTGCAGTCCTTCGCCTTGCTCGTCGGTGAGCGGGAGCGCGGTGATGCCCGCCGGAAGCGGATCGGCGATGACGGTGCCGATGCTGACGCTTTGGCCTGTCGTGGTGTTGTAGAGGAGGTGCCAGTTTTGCATGACTTATGGGATGCCGATGAGGCAGAAGCCGTAGCGATCGGGGTTGGCGGCGATGTTGTGCTTCACGGCGAGGCGGGAGCCTGCGGGGATGTTGCGTCCGAAAAGCGACAGATACGGAGGCGAGGACTGCACGTTTTCGTTGTTGCCATAAGAGGCAACGGTTGATCCAAACACTTGTTCGCTTCCTGACGCGCCGACGCCAAGCTCCAGTTGTGGGCCAATGGTTAAAATGTTGCTGTTGTGCGTGGACGGCATGATGGCCACGGCGCGATAGGCGCGGGAAGTGGAGGCAATGGCTTGAACCCATGTGCCGCTGGCGCCGCTGAAGCTGATGCCTTGGCTGGTGGCGGTGTCTCCGGTGATGACATCAACGCTGGTGGGTGCCGTGGCGTAATCGCCGCCCACATCAAAGAGGAAGACTTGTGCGGTTGCCGTTTTACCGCCTGTGACCACAGACTGAATGCGGGCAGAAAGTCGCGTGCCGCTGGGGATTTGAAACGGAATAGAAACGGCAACGCCTGTTGGGCCGGTGGTGGTCAGAGCGCCACCCACGGCGAGGTTTGAAATAATAGCCGTCTCGGAACCGCTGGCACCCGTGGCAACGTCGATGAGTGTGGCCGTGTTGGTGGCGGCTGCGGCGATGTCTTGCGCCATCAGCACCAACAGACCCGCATTGGCGGAAGTGGAGGCGATAAGCTCGGAATACGAACCCTTGGTGTGCGCGGAAGTGTTGGCGGTGAGCGATACTTCGGCGCTGGAGTTGACCGGAGTGTAGGACGCCTCAAACCAATCGACGTTGCGGAAGAGCGGCGTGGCGCCGAGATAACCTTTTTGCAGGAGGGCCATGGGTCAGGGATCGGTGATGAGATACAACGTGGCCGCGTCGGGACTTCCGATGGCGTTGTATTCGGCTTGGGTGAGGCTCACGATGTTGTTGACCACGTCGCTGCCGCTGCCTGCGGAGGTGTCGCTGACCACGTTGACGCCCGAGCGGTCGGCGGCCGTCAGCGTGCGGGTGGTGCCGGTGGTGATGCCGGAGAGTTGGAAGGCTAAATTTTTGGAGCTGTCGCCGTTGTCGTAGAGGAGGAAGTTGGCGTCGTTGAAGACATCCGGCAGAATGCCCGCGTAGGTCCAGTCAGTGGCGCGTGTTCCGGTGGTGGCAACGCGAATGTAGATGCCCGCGGGCTTGCGGTTGATGAGCCAAGTGCCTTCGGGTTCGCGGACGAGGTAGGCGCTGTCTACGGCTGGCGGGTTGGCGGTGGGCAACGCGCTGAAGTTTTGCACCTCGCCGTCGATATAGGACGCACCGCCGCCTCCGCCCGATCCTTTTTGATCGAACGTGCCGCTGAAGGGGTTAAACGTCCAAGGCATTTGAGATTAGAAATTGGAGATTTAAGAGCGGGTGACTGTGGCGATCTTTGCGTCATCGCTGGACGGCGTGCCGCCGACATAGGTGAAGGTGAGCGTGGCGACAGTCTGGCTGCCTTCTTTGTAGACCACCGTGGAAAGATTGTTTGTCGTGCTGACGTAATTCAGCTCCACCGCGTTATGCTGCGGTATGTTGAGACCGGCGATGTTTCTGACGGAGACGTTGGGGTGCATGGGATGGGGAAGTTGGCGGTGGTCAGTTGGCAGTTGGCAGCAGGAGCATTAAGCGGAAGGAGCGGCGGGCATGCCGAGTTGCTGGTCTTGCGCCAGCTTTTGCAGCGCGGGCTGCGCGCCGGTGCGGCCGATGACGGCGTTCTGTTGCTGTTGGAGCTGGAACTGGAAGGCTTGCGCTCTCGCGTCGATCATGCTGCGGAAGATTTCGTCTTGGGCGTAGCGCTGTTGGACGGCGGGGTTGGACTGGATGATTTGCTGCAAGGTTTGCAGCCTTACCTGCGCGTTTTGTCCGCCTTCTTTCAATGGCGGCTCGGTGCCTGCGGCGATTTTTGCGAAGGCGGTTTGTTCGTCTTCTTGCTCGGCCTGGGTAGCGGCGCCGATGTCTTTGATGAGGATGCCGGCGAGATTTGGGTCTACTGCCTGCATCATATATTTTACCAAACCTACTCGATCTATGACTCCGAAGGAGTCCAGCGGAGTGAGAACTGACGCCAAGTAATCCAGCTTTTTTCCGAGCGCCTCGTTGTCGAGCAGCCTTGCATCGAAATCACACACCACGTCAAAACGCCCGCGGATGTCATTAGGGCTGGCGGTGAGCGGGAGATTGGGGTTGCCGGTGACGCGGGCGACTTCTTCGGGCGTCATATACTGCTGGCAGAGGGCGAGCGTCTGGACGAGGCAGAGCTTCATGTCCAAGAGCCAGCTATCGACCAGCTCTTGGGTGTGGAGCATGTAGCGTTGCGGCGGGACGGCTTCGCTGATGCGGCCGAAGTAGTTGTCCACGTCGTTGCGGATGGACATTTCGACTTCGATGCTGCCGGCGTCGGGCTGCGGCGGGTTCATCCAGGAGATCTCGCCGGGGCGGCGCTCGGGGATCTGGACGCCCGGTCCCATGATGAGGTCCATCTTGCCGCGCGCGGCGGGGGTTTTGAGCGGGGGCAGGGTGACGATGCTGGCGCGGTCGCCTCGCATGTCGCGTTGGATTTTGACTTCTTCCTGGGCGGTCTGGACGATCTCCGGCACGCCGCGGGATTCCAAGATGGGGCGTGAGGCGCGTTCCCGGGGCAGCTCGACGA